ATGGCAGTCATTCAGATTATGTCAAGAGAGTTTCAAGAAAAGCAGGCCTCCATGTTTGCACTCATCGACAATGGAGAGCAGATAGTAATCAGACGCAGGAGAAAAGTCTCCTATATGCTGATCCCCATTTACGAAGAGGACTTTGTTCTTTCCCCAGAGCTTGAAGAGAGGCTCAAAGAAGGTCGCAGACAATACAGGGAAGGCAAGGTCACGACCTACACCACAAAGGAGGAACTTAATTAATTCTTGGAAACACTGTGAGCCTATATAAGATTGAATTTACCCAAATAGCGATAGTTCACAATGCTAATTATCTAAAAAAAACAGATTAATTTATTTGATATTCAAATAAATTAGTATATTTGCATATGAATAGCGTATGGAGATGTACGCCACGTTGTGACCCGTTTCATTATAGCACAACAGGACATGAAAGCTCATTGCTCTAAGAGTGTTTTTAAGTTCTACGGAAATAGTCTGCTGGCATACGTTTACCGTGCAGACTATTTTATCTAATAACTTAAAATTCATTCTACAATGGACAGAAGACAACAAGTTTTTGTAAAGTTGAAACTTAAAGCGAAGGCGTTAGGGTTCAACTCAAAGGAATTAAAGGGTATCGCCGCCAAGATTGCCGATAACCTTGAATCCCAAGAAGATGCCTCCGAAGAGGATGTAAACGCAGAGATTGACGAAAAGATCGAAGCGGTTCTCCCCTACCTCACTTTCGGCCAGTCGCAAGCCAACCGTCTGCTTGACGAATGGAAGAAAAACCACCCCGAAGCGGAACCGGACGATGAACCGAATGACAACTTTCCGGATGATACTCCGAAACCAGCTTCAAAGAAGAAACCCCAAGACAAAGAGGAAAACAAGGACGAAGAGCCTGCATGGTTCAAAGCTTACAGAGAACAACAGGATGCCCGATTTGCTGCATTGGAGGGAGAGAAGACCAGCTCCTTGCGCAAAAGCAAACTTGAAAGTCTCTTGAAAGATACAGGCACATTCGGCAACCGCACATTAAAAAGCTTCTCTAAAATGAACTTTGAGAATGACGAGGAGTTCGAACAGTTTCTATCTGAAGTCGAAGAGGATTTAAAGGCTTACAACCAGGAACGTGCCGATGCCGGCCTCTCCACATTGGGAACGCCGCCTGCGGCAGGAACAGGAAAGCCTGATAAAGAAATTGAATTATTAACGGATGCAGAAATTGACAGTATTGTCAATAACTTCTAACCGCATCAAAAAAAGTAAAGGACAATGCCAGGAACAGTAAATTTGTCAAACGAGCTTGAATCGTTTGAGACCGGAATGGATTCAGTGGTTATCCGTCGCAAAGGTGGAAGAATTATCGGTGGCCGCTCTCTGAACATGGAAGGCTTCAATGAAAAATATGTAAAAGCCGGACATATTATCATCCGCAGTACAAATGATGAATATGACTACAAGCCCATGCCCGTGTCAGATAATGCGTATTCCTCACTTCCTGAGAATTACGAATATGCTGGAATATGGGTGCGCACGACACCTGCAAGTGATGCAAGAGGAGCCATCCAATATGACGGAGAGATCAACGACAAGGCCCTGCCCTACCCTATTGACAGTATCAAAGCTGCCTTGAAGACCGCACTGCCTTCATTATATTTCATGCACGATTAAAAATAAAGGAGGAAAAATAAAATGATTGCATCACAATTTGCAGATTTATCCAAGCGTATTTTCCCGAAGTTACAGAATATCGTGGAAAAAGAGAGAGGCGAGCGCAATGGTGCAAAAAAACGCACTTACTTGCATAAGACCATGTTACGTAAAGTATATTCCGCTGACCAGAAATGGACCAGCGCATCTGTCGATACCACATACGTAAGAGCGGACACCGTTTCCATGAACTCTCCGCTTCCCATCAAGAAGCGTGATTCACTGGCCCATGCCAGCGGCACACTGCCCAAACAGGGTATCTCCCGTGTAATGGAAGAATCCGACATCAATACCATCAACATCATGAAGGCCCAGGGTGCAAAATGGACACAAATAGCATCCAAACTGACGGAAGACCCTTTGTTCTGCTCCATCGGGCTGGACGAATCCAATGAGGCGAATTTTCTGACAGCCTTATGCGAGGGGGTTGTAGCGGTTGAGGATCTGACCAATGTCGGAACAGCACTGCGTGTCAATTTCGGTTACCTGCCGAAAAACGGATTTGGTGTGACCACTCCCGGCGAGATAACCTTGGATGACATAGAACGTGTGCTCGCCGCAGCTGACGGAGACGGCAATTCCATATCAGTCATCTGTATCGCCCTGTCAACCTACAAAAAACTGCGCCAGACACAAGGAGCCAAAGAACTCGCCGCCACATACAGAGGGCAGATTTTCGACAGTGATACCTCGCTGCCCACTCCTACCTCATCATTGTTTGACGAGGCTTTCGCCGACCAATATAACGGTGTCAGATTCCTGAAGATTGACCGTTCGATCATTTATGAGAAAAACGGTGTACGCAAGGCTTACAAACCGTGGAACGCAAACCGCTTGGTTTATCTGACTACCGAAAATGTCGGCAGTTTGGTCTGGGGGACATTAGCAGAAAAGACAAGCCCGGTGGAAGGAGTGGTTTATACCACAGTTGATGAGATGAAACTTATCAGCCGTTTCAGAACCGCTAACCCTTTGGTGGAAACTACCGCTGGACAGATGCTTGCGCTTACCGTGATTGAAGGAGTAGACCAGATTTATTATCAGGATATCACCGATGCACAAACTGTTGACGCAGAAAAGGAGGCCCAAGATTCAACAGATGTGAAAGTCACCATCTGGGGAGATACCTACAAAAAAACGGAGTTCGTTCAGGAGCTTAACAAGATAACTGGTGGCAAGCTGACTGCGAAATCTGCCGATGAAAAGATCATCGCCCGTGTCAACGAACTGAACGATGAAGATGAAGCCACTTTAAAAGCCACAGTAGAATCACACAAATCTGAATAATGTATGAAAACGGTCCTGCAAGCATTGAAAGATGAAGTCCACTACAAATTAAGTAGTGGCTTCTTTGAAAACCGTTTGCTTGAAAGAAGTCTGGACGGAAATGAAATATGCACCATCGACATTCTTAAAAGCAAACCGTTCAAAGGTGCTGTGGCCGACTGTCTCATGAGCCTGATTCAGATGCCCAACTTTACAGAAGGAGATGTTTCCTTAAGTCTATCTGACAAGGATAATATACTGACGTTAGCCAACGGCATCTATAATTCAATAGGCGAAACAGAAAAAAACATTGGTGAACCGATAGTCTATATAGGAAAATAATCATGATACTTGATGATAGACCACATAAGCTGCAATATCTTATTACCGCTCCCGGTTACGAAGACAAGAACGGCGATTACCACCAGGGTGAAAGCCGATGGGAAGGTGATATCCCATGCCGGAATGTTCCGGCCGGAAAAGCTGAACAAAAGCAATTTGAGGACGGAGCAGTCCGTACCTATTCAGCCACGATACGTCTTGATGCTGAATGCCGGGAATTTACTGTTGGAGATCGTGTGAAGTTATTCCTGTCAGGAGATATCGTTAGAGAATGTGAGGTCAAAGGGTTTCATCGTTATCAACTATATGCGAAACTATGGGTATAAAAATGACGACACCTGCAAGTCGGATAGACACCCTTATCAATAAGGAAAAAGAACGTGTTGAAGTGTTAACTGTCCGCGCCCTCTCCTACCTTGGAGAATTGTGTGTGATCGAAGCAAGGAACAGACCGCAGGAGATAAGCTGGTATGACCGGTCAGGAAACTTGCGCAGTTCGATTGGCTATGCCATCATCCACAACGGAAAAATACTTGAATACTCAGATTTCACACAAGTACGACAAGGTAATGAGGGAGTCAGGAAAGGCAAAGCACTTATTGAGGAATTGTCTAAAAAATTCGCGAATGGCTACGCACTTGTTGTAGTAGCCGGAATGAACTATGCTGAATTTGTGGAAGCAATGGAAAATAAGAATGTACTTGCATCCGCCGAACTGTTTGCAAGAAAGGAACTACCGGGAATGATGAGTAAACTGAAAAAGCAACTTGCATCATGATGAAGTCTGATATTGAAATCAAAGATGATATTTACAAACACATCAAAGGTTCCCTTTTGGAAAAAGTCGTGAACGGAAAACTTTGCAAGGCATCAAAAAGACCATCCAACTCTGACAGGGAGGATATAGTCATATCAATCCTTGAAAATGGAAGCGGACAGATACAGGAAGCTTTCGTGAATGTGAACATTTATGTAAAGGACAATATCCGTAATGGCGAGGCGGAAATGAATGATGCACGCTGTAGAGAACTTTGCAAAGTCGCTATCCAAGTATTGGAAACAGGGCATGGAGAAAGCTACCGCTTCACGCTGAATAAACAAAGGGTGCTTGAAGTGAACGGAAAGAACGAGCACTTCATTAACAATAAACTATTATATTCATTCAATAACGAATAAGATCATGGAATTATCTTGGGGAAAATGTACTATCAAAATTGGAAAGCTGCAAAGCAGCGGAGAAGCTCCTTCATCTTGGATTGATATACCGACACCTGTCGAGAACTCTACAAAATTGACACCTACAAAAGGTGCGAAGAAAGAGGCCAAGATTGAAGGTGGAGAAAACGAGGCTGTCAAGTATGCGGCAAACACCTATACGTTTGAGTTTGAAATCCGGGCTGGCAAAGGCCGTAGAAAACCGGTGGAAGATACAGATGGTGTGATTACAGGTGAATACGCTGTCAAGCTCCAGCCTGAAGACAAAACTGTTGAAGGTATCATAATCGACAGAAGCGTGTTGTCCTTGGAGGATACATACGACACAGATAATGGCACCAAGTGGAAATATACCGCTGACGTATTGAAACCTAAGACCGGCAATCAGGTAAAATTCGAAGTCGTAAATTTTAATGGTGCCGGCAGCCTTCGAGTGATCATCACAGATGATGGCGGAGCCGGCATGTGGAAATTATCTACAGAAACGGACTGGCATCATAGCGGTACTTCAATTACCACAAAAGCCGGTCTTGTGACAATCATATATAAAGATATCGAAGGAAAAACACTGCCTACACAGACATCCGCTACTGTTAAAGATGGGGAAACTGTTGAAGTAAACGCGGTGTACACTTCTGCCGGATGATAATTTTCCATTCAGAGAACAGGCAAACGGAAAGACGTCCTTTACAGGTTGGAGGATAAACCTGCATCAAATTTATGATTTATGAATGACAAAGAGCGAAATATTGAGATGGATGTGGCCGACGCCATCATGGAAAGACCTGCCGGCTTTACCGTTGGCAAGCGGTCTTTCTTTATCCATCCCGTCACACTCGGCAAAATGTATCTTTTGGCCAGATTATTTGATTCCCTCGAAATAAGCAAACAGGTTGTTTCCACCAATCCTTATATGGAAGCCATAAGGATCTGCAAAACGAAACGTGATATTGTCTGCCGCATACTCTCCTACTCCACGTTCAACCGGAAGAACGATTTGTTCGACAATAGCAAGGTGGATAAGCGTACAAAATTGTTTTCCCGAACACTCTCTGAGGAGGAACTTGCTACCATACTGGTTCTCATTCTTACAAGTGATAATATGGATACCTTCCTGCGGCATTTCGGAATAGACAAAGAAAATACGGAAAGAAAACGGATAGCCAAAGTAAAAAAGGACAATAGCAGTATCTCATTCGGAGGCAACAGCACCTACGGAACAATGATAGACTTTGCCTGCCAAAGATACGGATGGACTTTTGATTATGTGGTATGGGGCATCAGCTATATCAATCTAAGGATGTTAATGGCTGATGCCATCACGACTGTATATCTGTCCTCTGACGAAATGAAACAACTCGGAATATCTGGCTCAGAAGAAATAATCGATGCCGGGAATCCAAAGAACAGGGAACGTATCAAAGCCCTGCTTGAGGAATGAATCGGAAAAACAGAACAATATTTTCATAATCGGTCAAAAAAATTACGGGGTCTATAATTTTATAACAAGAAAAATAGAACAAATGTCATGTCAATGCACATGATACCCATCAAATCGAAAAGACTATGGCTGGATTGCATTTTGATATAACTGGGGATAACTCCAACTTTTTACGCAAGCTAGAGGAAGCACGCAACGGAGTACGCAACACATCAAGACAAATTGAAGAAAGCGGGCTGAGTATTGAGAAGATATTCGGAAGACTGACCACGGCCGCAGCCACTTTCGGAATCAGTCTTGGAGCGCAGCAGCTCATCAGTGACATAGCTCGTGTACGTGGCGAGTTCCAGCAGCTTGAAGTGGCATTCCAGACAATGCTTGGAAACAAGGGACAGGCGGACACACTAATGTCCCAACTGGTACGTACCGCCGCCATCACTCCATTTAACCTTCAGGATGTAGCCAATGGTGCGAAACAACTGTTAGCCTATGGTACGGAGGCTAAAGATGTGAATGATACGCTTGTCCGGCTTGGGGATATCGCGGCAGGACTATCCATCCCTTTGAACGATCTGGTCTGGCTGTATGGTACCACCATGACACAAGGAAGGCTCTTCACACAGGACCTACGTCAGTTTATGGGACGTGGAATTCCATTGGCCGATGAACTTGCCAAACAATTCGGAGTAACCAAAGACAAGGTAAGCGAACTTGTGACAGCAGGAAAAGTAGGATTCCCCGAAGTGCAGAAGGCCATTGAATCCATGACCAATGAAGGCTGCAAATTCGGCGGTCTGATGGAAGCACAATCCAAAACCATTACCGGACAAATAAGCAATATCGAAGATGCAATTGACACCATGTTCAATAAAATCGGAAAACAAAACGAGGGTGTCATCAACAAGACCTTGTCCGGCATGTCTTATCTGGTGGAGAACTATGAGAAGGTAGGTCGGTTATTGACCGGACTTGTTGCTACATACGGTTCATACAGGGTTGCAGTCATGGTCGTAACAGCCATTCAGTCGCTTCAAACCTCCGGCATAGCGGCCCTGACTGTAGCGGAACGTGCCCACTACGGATGGCTGGTCTTGCAGACAACAGCACAAAAAGCGTTGAACGCTGTCATGCTTACTAATCCGTATGTGTTATTGGCAACGGCAGTTGTAGGGCTTGGAGCTGCCATGTGGGCATTATCCGACAGCACAACATCTGCTGAACGTGCTTTGGACTCGTACAACAAGAAAATAGAAAAACTCGACACGGACGAAGAAGATCGGAAACGTACTTTGGAAGGTCTTGTTAGCACCATTAATAGCGAGGTGGAAGCCGAGACCACTAAACTTAAAGCCTTAAAAGACATTGAGAAACTATATCCTGTACTCTTTAAGAAGTATGTCGATGAGAAAGGTCATATACATGACTTGACTGGGTTTTGGAAGGCATATAATGAAGAGGTTTCAAAATCCAGAACACAGTCAAAACAGGCTATAGTCGAATCTTTGGAACAACAAATAAAAAGTGCAGAATGGGCTTATAATCTGGCAAGGAAAGAGAACAACCGTTCCGAAATGAAGGTTCAGGCACAGCGTATCGAAGACCTGAAGAATGAATTGGCAAACGCAAGAAAAGATGTCTTGTCAGAAATCAATACCCAATTGGAAGTTGAGAACAGACAGGAAACACAAGAAACTACATATCAAGAGGATTTGGCAAATGCTAAAGTCGAATGGGAGAAAGCGAAAAAAGGGTACGAGGCCTTAATCAAAGATCAGACGGCTACATCGAAACAGGTGAAAGAAGCCAAAGATAAGATGGAGGCATCCGAAAAGACATACAAGGAGCTGGGCGGAGTAACCGGAAGCGCACTGACCAGACAGGAAAATCTAGCAAAAAAGCAAAAAGAAAATCAGGAAAAGCTGGACGGGCAACTTCTTTCACTTCACCGTCAGAACCAACAGGATGAAATCAACCTGATGAGAGAAGGCACGGAAAAGAAGTTGAAACAGATTGACCTTGATTATCAGAAACAGATTGATGCGATAAGAAAACAGGAGGAAGAATGGAGCAAAGCCGGTAACGGTAAGCTGACCGACAAGCAGGCACAGAAAATTTCAGAAGCTTATACCAATGCCGAAAGTATGAGAGATAAAGATATTTCCGATGTAACTGAAGGACAGCTGAAAGCCGAACAACAGGCTTTGAACGACTACTTGAAAGAATATGGCACGTTCCAGCAGCAGAAATTGGCTATCGCCCAAGAGTATGCGGAAAAAATAAGGAAAGCACAGGAAGAAAACGGTGTTAATAGTGCACAAGTAAAGTTACTGGAGAAACAACGTGATGTTGCCATACAGAACAAGGAAACAGAAGCCATAAAAGCCAATATAGATTGGGTTACTGTGTTCGGTGAGTTTGGTTCCATGTTTTCCGACATGATAAAGCCCGCCTTGGACGAAGCGAAAAAATATGTACGGACTGACAAGTTCAAGAACTCCGATCAGGCAAGCCAGAAATCATTGATTGACGCCATCAGCCAGATGGAAAAGTCTTTGGGTGGTACAAGTGGAGTCAACTTCAAGAAACTTGGAGAGGATGTAAAAGCCTATCAAATAGCAGAACAGAATCGTATCAGTGCCATAGGGATTGAAACAGCTGCTTTGGAAAGACTAAAGAAATCACAGGATGATTACACCAAAGCGCAGAAGGGCGGAACGGAAAGTGAGAAACAAGCCGCAGCAAACGCTCTTGAAACAGCACGGCAGAATGCTGACATTGCATCCGCCAATGTGAAGACACAGACTGATATCGCCAATCAGGCCCAGCGTAATGTGACTGATACTGCCACCATACTGAAAGCAAGCATGGAAAATTTATTGGGAGGCTTGCAGCAGATTTCATCCGGTGGATTGTATAACGCATATAGCGGAATTATCAAAACCGTGAACGGATTCAAGGATGTCATAGGAAAAACGTCAGAATCTCTTAAGGAGGTCCCCATTGTCGGATGGATTCTGTCCATCATTGACGTACTCAAAGACGGATTAAGTGATCTTGTCGGTGGTCTGCTTGATGCTGTTCTGAACGCTGTCAGTGGAATTATCGGTGATGTCTTGTCAGGGGATTTGTTTGTCACAATCGGCAAGTCATTGAGGAACGGCATAGGAAACATCCTGAACGCAATCTCATTCGGAGGCTTCAACTCCTTGTTTGGAATAGGTGGAAACGCCAAGGAAGTACAGGAAACGATAGACAGGCTGACGGACAGGAATGGAACTTTGCAAACGGCCATCGAGGATCTGACTGACGAGATGAAGGCAAGCAAGGGAATGAAATCGGTTGAATCTTACAGGGAAGCTGTAAAGTATCAGGAGGAAGTCAATAAAAACTATCTGCAAATAGCAAAGGAGCAAGCCGGATATCATAAGAGCCACGGCAGCTGGCAGCATTATCTGAAATGGACGGATGAAATGCTGGAACACGCAAGAAAAGCTACCGGCATGCAGGATTTCTCCGGCACCGATTCCTTGTGGAATCTGACCCCCGAACAGATGAAGGCTCTACGGTCGGACGTATGGTTATGGGATATCATGGAATCTTCCGGTAAGGGAGGTTACGGTGAGCGTGTTACCGACAAGCTGGATGATTATATAGAGCAGGCAGGAAAACTGGAAGAACTGACCGACAGTCTTTATGAGGGCCTGATCGGAATGTCATTCGATTCCATGTATGACAGTTTTATAAGCAGTCTGATGGATATGGAGAAGAGTGCGGAGGATTTTGCTGATGACATATCCAAATATTTCATGCAGGCGATGCTGTCAAATGCCATCGGTGAACAGTTTAGTGACAAACTGAGGACATGGTATGATAAATTCGGTGAAGCCATGAAGGATGATGGTACGCTTGACAATAATGAGCGTAAGGAGCTGATGGATGAATACATGGGTTATGTGGACGAAGCCATGAAGCTCCGTGACGAGCTTGCCGCAGCAACCGGATATGACAAGATTTCGCAAGAATCAACATCCCAGTCAGCTTCATCCAAAGGTTTTCAGGCAATGAGTCAAGATACTGGCGAAGAGTTGAACGGTAGGTTTACAGCATTGCAGATTGCAGGAGAAGAAATAAAAAATGCCATGCTGAATACGCTGGCGGTGGCACAAGCCATATCCTCATTTGCCAAAGACAACAATACAATGTTGACTGAGATAAGAAATCTGATGATTTCATCCAACGGTCACCTTGAAAGTATTAACAAATACACCAAACTAATTTATAAATTTGGAAACAAGCTTGACGAAATAGCGAAAAATACAAAAAGTATATAAATATGCCACAAGAAGAACTGTTTATTAATGGAAAGGACGCTTATACCACATGGGGAATAAGCATGGATGACACTGCACTGTCCGCCCTCATGACCCCAGCACCCAATAAGGAGTTCATTGAGAACAAGAGCCGAATGGAGCATGGAAAGCGTGTGATAACAGCTGATCCCAAAAAGGACGAGCGCGATCTTACATTACAGATAAACCTGACAGCCCCTGATAAAGATACATTCTTTGCAAGGTATGACAGCTTTTGTAATGAGTTGGATAAAGGAATACTTGAAATAAAGACAAAGTATCAGCCCAATATAGTTTACAGGACTATTTATATTTCCTGTAACCAGTTCAGCCAATTCATGCAAGGCATAGGAAAATTCGTGCTGAAGCTGAATGAGCCTAATCCCAATAACAGAAATTCCCCTTGATATTATATTTGATTTTCAAATAAAATATATACTTTTGTTCAGCATTGTGTAAAGGCACACAAAACTTAATTATGGAACAAATCGACATCAAAGACATATCCGGTGCTATCCTGCTTACAACTTTGATCAATGAAGGCTGCAAGCGTAAGTTCACTCTGATGAAGGAGGACTACATCATGTTAAAGTTCTCCTTAGAGAATCCCATATATTTCAAACTTGGCTCATACGTGGAATGTAACTTCGGATTGTTCGAGGTGTGCGACTTGCAGAAGCCCGCATTCAACACCAATACCGCCGGCTACGATTACGAATTAAGACTTGACGCCTACTACTGGAAATGGAAAAACAAAATCTTCAAATATACCCCGGAGACGGCCGGACAGGAAGCGTCCTGGAACCTGACCGCCCCGCTTGACGTACAAGCCGGTATAGTCCTTAGAAATTTGAAAGCTCTTGGTTACACATACAAAGGACAGGATTTTGTTTTCTCCATTGATTCCACAGTCGAAAACAAGTCCCAGTTGATGAGTTACGATAACATCAACATCCTTGACGCTTGTTTTGAGATGGCGAAGAAATGGGATTGCGAATGTTGGGTGACTGAAAACATCATCCATTTCGGGCGTTGTGAGTCCGGCGATGCGGTGATTTTCGAGATCGGGAAAAACGTGCAGGAAATGTCACAGTCAGAATCCCAGTCCACCTATGCCACCCGTATCTACGCTTTCGGCTCAACAAAGAATATCCCATCTGACTACCGTCCGGTTGATGAGACCGTGGTTGTGAACGGCGTGGTGCAGCGCAGGCTGATGCTTCCCGAAGGCACTCCTTACATTGACGCTTATCCTGATATGACTACCGAGGAAGCCGTCGAGCAGGTGGTTATCTTCGATGAAGTCTATCCCCGAAGAACGGGCATCATGTCGGATGTCACCACTATCGAAGTGACGGACAAGGTGGAGAATGAGGACGGCACAACCACCGAGGAAAAATGGAATGCCTACCGCTTTAGGGACACGGGTGTTAACTTTTCCGAGAAATATATCCTCCCCGGTCAGGAGCTGAGGATACGTTTCGCGTCCGGACTTCTCAACGGTTTGGAGTTTGCCGTGAAGTTCAATCCTGAGGGAAAGCCGGAGATATTGGAGGATGGCGGATGGAACCCTGAGGCACAGCTTTGGGAGATAGTCAGGAATGAGGACTATGGCAGACCGCTTCCTGGTGATGTGCTCTTTCCCCAGGATGGAGATGAATATGTGCTTTCCGGCTGGGACAGCACGAAAATAACCGAACTTGGGCTTGTGGGTGCCGCCGAGCAGGAGCTGAAGGAAAAGACTGAAAAGTACGCTGCCAAATCCAAGATAGACCCGAGTACCTATGGCTGCACGATGATGTCAAATGACGCATACCGTGAGGATGGCATTCACAACCTCTACAGCATCGGTCAAAAGGTCAACCTTATCAACAAGGCTTATTTCGAGAACGGAAGGCAGTCAAGGGTTATCGGATTTGAATTCAATCTTGATTTAGCTTATGATTCCCCTATATATACTGTCGGGGAAACCGCCGCCTATTCTCGTATCGGGGAGCTGGAGGAAAAGGTTGAGAGCCTTACCCTAAAGGGACAGACCTATACGGGCGATGGTGGCAGCGGTGTGTATGTGATAAGAAGGAATGACTCTACACCGGCCACGGATAGTAACGTGTATTCCGCATTGCGCTCCTTAGTAATGTTCCTTCGTAAGGATCAAGCGGACGGAACAAATTTCTTATTGAAGTTCGGCAAGTTCATCGACTCCATGATTGCCGGTAAAGGTGCCGGTATCTATCCTGACGGGCGCGGTCAGTTCGAGCGTCTTGAGGTACGCGGCTCCGCAGTGTTCAAGGAAATCATCTATAACCGTCTGAACGCACAGGAAGGCGACACCTCATATTCCGAGAACGGAGTCATTGAGTCCGTGGCTTTAGAGAGCGACGGAACTTATACCCTGAAATTGCGCAAGCGCTGGGAGAATGACTTCACCGCATTCCAGGAGGGTGATATAGTGTACGGGATTGTAAACAACCTCTTTTCAACGGGGGAGTATTACGCCTCGTGGATGCGCGTGCTGTCCAAGAATGTCCCGGCCAACTCCATCTCGGTGTTGTCATACCCGGACAGTGAGGTGCCGGGCGGTAAAAACTATCCTCCCACAGAGTTGACGATCATTACCAGAAGAGGAAACGCCTTCAATGAGGACAGGCAAAGCTACTGGTATTTGTCCGCCACCACGGATAAATGTCTTGTCTGGCTGGAAGGAGTAACGAAGCCTGTCTTGGAACAGAACAACTATTACATGATATTGGGGCGTTTGCCCAATTTGGATTTGTTTGACAATCTCCCCGTCAACTATAAGCACTCGTACATATTCGCCCGTGCCGGCATCTTCGGTGAACTTTACCGTGTGGACTGGCAGGGACTGCCCGTACAGGAACTGGTGGACCGTGGCTTTTGGTCGGCCGAAGTCGCGTCCTCTGACAATCCTTACACCAATACGCAGGAGCGGGCGGACACGGTTTGGCACTACGGCTGCAAATGGAAGTGCCTGATGACGGGAACAGCCGACGAACCGCAATATGCGGCGGCCGGATGGGCGATGCTGGAAGGGAACCCGGAATTTACGATAGAGATCGGCAGCACAAAGGGGTGGTATTTTGATATCGAGACTTTTTCCACAACGCTATATATTACCGGCAAGCTGTACAACCGTGACGTGACAGATCATATATTTGACGCTGATGTGAGCTGGACGCGTGATACCGGGAATGTATCAGAAGATAACGCATGGGCGGTGAAGCGTGCCGGCGCCGGGAAAAATCTTCCTCTGACGATAGATGATCTCGGACCGAATTATACCAACATGCGGGTGTGTACGTTTAAAGCACAGGCGTTATTGCGTGACGGGCAGCAGTTTGAAGTGGCGGAGAATTTTGTAACATTTTAAAATGGTTTTATACAATGGCAACAAAGCAACGAAAAATAGAAATCAACTACCGGCTGTTACAAACCAGTTGTAACATCGAGGTGGTGGGCAGCGTGCCGGACATGCAGGTCTATCAGGCTGACAAAGCTGAATACACTCCGGACTATACGCTGACACCGCTGGTCCTGTTTCCGCGGTGCAACGCCACCGATCCGGAAGCGGTGACTAAAATCGGGGCGGTCAACTCCAGGCTGACCAACATGAAGTGGTACGAGCGCATCGGAACCACACGCACACTTATCACATCGACAAACACAGGCTACAGCATTACGGAGTCCGGTGACAGCAAGGGACAGATCACAATGAAAAAAAATGTCACCGTCCTAAAACCCGTCACGCTGGAGTTTTACGCAGAATATGCCGACACACGTACCGGACAGCTGTTTACTTTTCAGATGAGCCGTCTTGTCCGCGCGGTTGACGGTACGGATGCGATCCCCGTATTGACGATAGACAGCCCGTCCACGCTGGACTGGAACCCGGTGCGTGACATCACCGCACAGACCATCACGGCTAAACTGATGGTAGGCGACACGGACGTGACGGCTACGGGCAAATGCAAGTTCTTCTGGTACCGTCTGTTGTCTACGGGAGCGCTGGAGGCGATAACCACAGGAGCAGGTGACAACGACTGGGAGTTTGTATCACTGAACAAGAATGTATATAAGATTGACCGCAATTATATAGGTGATGACATCACGATTGTCTGCAAGGCCACCTATGCGGCTTCCGGGACTCCGGCATCAACCCCGGGCACATCGGACCCGGCAGTCTCTACGGTGATACGCCGCAGGATTCCGAAGATTGAAGCCGACTGGGAGGGCGTACCTACGGGTGTTCCGGATGGGACTTACGCCATCTTTCCCAGACCCGTCATTCGGGATACCATGGGGGTTATCCCGAATCCATCCGCCATGTTTAACTGTCACTGGTACGTCAAGAAGAGCGGAGATGCCGGATATGCCAAGGTTGCCGACGGATACTCTCCCAGGATACCTTTCAGCAACGGCATGATGTTAAAGCTGGAGGTGGAGGACAGAGGCCCTTACGTGGCGCTGACACAAGGCGGCAAGGTGCTCACACAGGGGGGCAAGGCGGTAGTAGTAAGAAAATTTGGATAACATTAAAAACAATAGAATTATGGCATTTTACATTAAAGTAACGAAGGAGGTTGCCGACCGGTTGCATCTGACCGATATCCGCAACAGGACAGCGGATGGCAATGTATTATTGTGGCAGGCGGACGTGGCACGTTTCCCCGGCGACACGGTATTTGACAGGGCCAAGGAAGCGGGCGGCATCTGCCTGACCCCGCAGGCGGCGAAAGAAGAGATAGACGGTACGGACCATCCCGTCGAAGTATTCACACCTGCCTCTTGGGGGGAGGACAACACCGAAAGCTCCGAAGGCACGGATAGTACGGAAACGACCGGGGAAGGAGGAGCGTCATGAGTTTGGCCAGCGCGACCGGACAGGTCATATTTTCGCAAAAGGGCGGCGTGTACATGCCTGCCATCCAGTGTAACCAGGGAGATCTGTATCAGGAGTATATGGGCGAAGCGTCCGCGCCGACGAACATCGCACCGGATTTCGCTTCGCTCAAGCCCGTCTTGTCCTTCATTCTCACCTCTTCGCGGGTGGCGGAAGGGCTGGTGGTTCCTTCCTCCATGAAATGGTATTTCAATGATGTCGAGATCAAGTTCTCGGGCAATGTCTCCACCAACACGTTTGGCGGTGAGACGGGACATTTCAAGTTTATCCCTTACCAGCCCGGTACGACGGATTACTACGGATTGCAGATCGTCAAGAATCTGGTCAAGGCGAGCGGAGCGGCCTCTTGTACCATCAAGGGTGAAGCTACCGTGACGATAGGGAATACCAGCGACACCGTCCAGTTCGTCTATAGCATCCCCATCACCAAGGGGGTCGGAAACCAAAAGCATGTGACGATCATTGCCGGTGACAACAAGTATTTTACCCTTTGGGACAAAGGGCAGAGCTGCATTCTGAAAGCCGTAGCGCGCATGGGCAGTGACGAGATCACTACCGGACTGGCGTACAAGTGGTACAACCAGGTCAACGGTGCGTGGAGCGTGCTGAGCGGAAAGACCACACAGACATTGACCGTCACCAACGATATGGTTGACACGACAGGTGTGTTCAGAGTGGAGGTGTACCAGGGCGGCAAGCTCATCGGTCAGGACACGCAGTCCGTAATGGATGCGTCCGATCCGTTTGATTTGATCCTGAATCCCACGCCCGAGGACGAGACCATCCGGGAAAGTGGTGACACGGTGGTCTATAAGCCCATTCTGGTCAAGCGTGGAAGTACCACCAAGTACAAGGACATGACTTTCTATTTCGTGTTCATGGACAGTGCAGGAGTAGTCCTTAACCCGTCTACTTCCGGTACAGCAGCCACTTCCGGCACGTGTACTTGGGACATGTGCCAGCAGGCAGGAGGCAACGTGGCATGGACCATCACAACCAAGGAATAAGGAGGTGATATGCCGTTGGTGACTAGAACCGGACAGGTCAGTTTTGCTCCAAAAGGTGACAAGGGAGATAAGGGAGCGCGCATGCGTATGCGTGTATGGGGGGCGTCTGTGTCTTACCTGGAGGGCAAGCAAGGGCAGCAGTTTTACGACATTGTACTTTATGACAACCTGCTGTACCTGTGCATCCGTTCGCATACGTCGGTTTCGACGGAAACCCCCAAACAGAATGTGGCTTCGGGGAAAATAAAATACTGGGAAGTAGCACAGAGCTGGACTTTTATCGCCACCAAGCTGTTGCTGACCGAGAAGATCAAGGCGTCCATGATTGATGCGGACGGTATCAGAGCGGTCAATGTGGACATCAGCGGAAAAATCACGGCGGATAGCGGACGTATCGGTCCGTTTTCCATAGATTCCGGCATGTTGTCCTCAAAAACTCTTTATAAGGATACAACAGATACTTATGTTGGTTTCAATCTGTCTGCCGGACAAATTGAGTTTTATAACGAAAGGACATTTGCACGTGTGAAAATCGGGGGAAACACGCAGTTTGTCACCATTGAAGGAATTGCGTATGATGCCGGAATTGACATACAGAGTCCGAATCCCATGATCGGAATGCACATCAAGACTCCGAGCATTCCTCTGTTCGTGGAGGGGGGTAACATTTTCCTTCATCCGAACAATGACAGTTATGTGTCTCTTCATGGCATAGTGGGGAACTGGAGGAACATATCCGACAGCACTTCCCTGAATAACAATGATGACAATGTGATGTTTATTAATACGGGTAATATAGAAGTGACACTTCCTCCGGATGTTCCGGGACATACCATATACTTCAAACGTATGAACGGCGGGGTACGACTTAAGGGAGGACGCATCCTGCCTGCCCCCGGAGGAAAAGAGATGTCCTCCATTGATCTGGATTATGCGTCCGGATTCGTTAAATGTATGGGCAATTATTGGGTTATGTTTTATTGCGGATAACAGTATTTAATTAAAAATATTATGAAAGTTGATTTTACAAAATTTCCCCTGTTCACGGGGATAGACAGACAGGATATGGTGATAGCGGATATCCGTAAGGATATTGCTGACGGCATTTACAGGAACGTGCCCGGTCTTCCGGCGCACGTGCTTGCGGAGAAGATCTATCGGAACGAGCTTGTGGAGCTTGCCGATGACGAGATTCATATACTTGACCTCTACACTTCCGCTTCGGTGGGGCAGCTCGCTGACTCATGGCAGGATTATAAGAAAAACAATTTGGAAACTGAAACTGGTAAATAAAAAATATTATGGAAAAGATGGAATTAAGTGAGGCGTTGAAAGCCAATGCCTCAGTACTGGAAGAACTAATGCCGATTGCCAATTTAGGAAGTAAAGGGCTCTTGAGAAAAGGCGTTCTTTCTCCTATATTGGTTTGCAATAAAGACTCCGTTCAAGAAGTATGTGTTGTTCGCCTAACGGGTTCATCTAACGCCTATATCGGTATGATATTGTATGTATATTGGGGTGGTTCTACAGGTCTGTTCTTTATTAATAGTAAGACTGGTAACTCCTATATCATAAGGAAAGTCAACGGTAGTATGATTTCTGAAATAGAGTTCAAACGAAAAAATGATCATCTCTTCGTTCGGAGTAAGACAAACACAGCTTCATTTCGTGTAAGTGCTTTGTTTTTGGATACTACTGGGGTTGACCTGTCTTTATCCATGAATATAGTTGATGAGAATCTGGATGATGCTGAAGATATAGAAATACTATAATTCTTTGGTAACATGAGGAGCGGACGGGTGTGGACCGGCACCCATCCGTTTTATCTCATTAAAATATGACTTATTTTTAATACTATGTTGTTTGTATTTGTTTCCAATCAGTCCAAGTTCCATTATTACATATTCGAATAAAAAATCTGCTCTGAAAATCTACAAAAGTTTGCTTGATGGTGACCTCATTAATAGCAATCGTTTCCAAGAATCCATAATTACTTGATGTATTGGGTTTATTATCCAATGATTGGGTTTTATCGACAAACATATATCCAGTATTATTAGCTTCATTAAAATCAGTAATTTCACCAAATCTCCTTTTGTACCATGTATCATTTATCCCTAATAGTCCTTCCAGAACCAACCCCATGTTCTTCTACATAAAATCTATCATGTTTCTTGTGCCTTAGTCGCTTCATCGGGAAGTAACGGAGGCATTATTTCTTTTTCGAAGGGATAGTGATAATATTTTTCCCTCCTTCTATAAATTTAATCATAGGGGAGTTGGAAACAATATTTTTAAATTTTGCAATGTATTCGTCTGTACATTCACCTAACCTTACAACAATCCTATTGCTTTCAGTATCTAAATAGCATCCATACCATTTTAACTTTTCTTTTGTTTCATAGAAGCTCTTGTCGAATAGTTTTTCTTTAATATCAAAAAGAAGTGCATTGAGTTCTGAATATGAATACTCGCATTCTTGAATAGAGAAGTTATTGCTTTTGGTTCTCTTTCTCAACTCGTTTATGATTTCCGTATTATTTAGGCTGGAAACGATTTGAAAGACACAAATCCCGTTGTCGTTTGTAAAACATCCACCGAAATAATCAGGATAATTGTAAACCTTTGTATCACGAGTAACGAATCCTTCTAGAGATTTTAAGAAGTTATTATAGGTATCCTCAGATAAAATGTTTGTTTCAAGAAGGCCTTCAGCTGGCAATTCCATTTCATCAGAACGTGATGTAATAATAGTAGAACAGGAGATCATAAATAACATAACACATAATGATGTGCTGCCTAATATTTTTTTCATAAGCACTCATTTTGAAATTTATAGCCCTAAATTTAGAAAATAATCTGTTACGTTGTTTTTAGTAATAAGACTTTAATTATTTTTTTAGTTTTCTTCTTGATAGCCCCAATAACATATCCCTTGGGGGTTTCTGCCAGTCGTACGCCTTTCTTTTGTTTTCTCAGAATACCATTGTATCAATGGCCCTATATTACAAATATGTTGTATGTTGGTCTATATATAGTTTATTCTGTGCATTTTTTATGCATAAGATTTTTCTTTAAAATATTTGTTATAGCTTTGCTATCACAAATAACTGAATGTGTTTTTATTTTTTGATTCATTAAGCTTGGATGTTGTAAGGCATCTTGCTAGCAAAGCAGTTTGTATTGAAAAAGGCAGGATTGGTGATTCCCGCCTTTTTTAAATAGTTTTGATAAAATAAAATTTATATATAACTTTATAGCATCTATATTGAATTAAACTTAATTCTAAATCAGTAAAGGCGTTTACTGACAAAAATAGTCTAAATGCTATCGTTCGTGATGAATAATGGCATCTTTTTAGTTAATAATTTTTTTCACATACCATTTTAAATGAGTAATTATATACACCTTTGCTTGGGAAAGTGAGGGTGTATTTTTTATTGGTTAAAACGAACGATAAGTGCAAAAATATTTCTTTATAAAACTGAATCTTGTTCTGTAATAATAGAAAATAAGTAGATTCCATAAGTTCTATTTGTTTTCTATTAATGCTCTATGGCTTCTTGCATTCTCCGAATAATCGGAATATTGCTCCTGATTATTTTTTTCAATATGAATTGAATATGGAATAGTTTTCATTACTCTTTGTTGGGTAACTAGAAGCTTGATAACAATATTTATTACCATCAAGCTTCTTCCATTGTCACGATATGACAATGGATTTTGGTGTTTTGGCAGCGATGGTGCAAATGGATAAGAATATCTTGATTTTCTTGTTAAATAATAAAAGAATATCATTTATTGTTTTCAATATTTGCTCTGATTTGTTTCAAAATCAGAAACGGTCCTCCCATCTTATAGTTCCCTAAGTTTTGTTTAGCTTGCATGATACAGCTTTCAATAGTAAGTTTCAAATTCGGAGTGAAAGCTGCTTTGTTAATCTGCATTTCTTTTGGAAGTTTATTGGCATGGTTATTGAACCATGCGATCATTTCATTCAATTCCTCTTCGGAATAAGATTTTTTTTCAGCCATGATACATAAGTTGATGTTAATAGTGTGCAAAGATAAAGGAACATATAATTCATGGGTTATCTTTTAACAGAAATATTATCAAAATAAAAACCGTCCCTACTTATCACAAGCCGGAACGGTTCAGATTAGTTACGTTTTGACAATCTACTTCACATTTTATTGAACAAGATACCAATGGATTTGTTCAAAAGGATTTGCCTATTTCTAAAAATATTTGTTGTCACATTATTACGTATTACAAAAAAGGAGGGCATCGTGCATTACGAGCCCCCTCTCAAACTTTTATTATGAGATTGGCTTCTACTCCAAAATCACAGGGCAAAGATACGCAAAATTCTATTCTTTTCAGTTGATTGTGTAATCCAATTGGGAAATTGTATTTAAACAAATACCCCGACTCATCACGAGCCGGGGCAGTCCAAT